CACAGACTGCTCTGGATGACCTGCTACGTTTCAACAGCAATCACGGTTGACAGGCAACTGATTTGGCAGTATAATTAACACAAGATAGTAACCAAAGTGGTTAAAAGTATTTGGGTCGTTAGCTCAGTTGGTAGAGCGTCTGCCTTACACGCAGAATGTCGGCAGTTCGAGCCTGTCACGACCCACCAATATATATATATGCAATACTGGATATTTTTTAAAGGCGGAGTAGGTGGTGATGGGTTTGCTAACTTTTTAGAACACGCAAACAACATAACTTCGGCCGACAATTTTGTTGGCTGGAGAATTGATCCAAAGAGAATGACATACAGGCCATCAACTACAGTATTCCGGCCGCCGGCATGGTGTACTAATGGGTGGTTGTTTAGAGGTCCTGGTTATTTATTTGATATAGATAAAGTAGAACCTAGGTCATTCTATCATAAACTAGTAACTATCGGAAAGAATACTGTAATACCTTCGCACCCTAGTTTTTACTTTGAACAAATTGATTCTTATAAAAGAAAAGATATAGTTAGAAAAGATCAAATTAAAATCTACCTAACAACTACAAATTACGATAGAGTATTAAAAGACTATTGTGAAAAGTGTGCTGTTGATATTTATGGAAATCCTAATACTTCGGAATGGATAGAAGGGTATAGAAAAAGTATTGTAGAAGATATAGAATCAGACACTGCCAGCGGAAAATACGATTATCTAATTGATATAGATAGAGTATGGGATAGTTGGGATTATACAAAAAATGTGCTTACTGAATTAGGTATAGACATGCCACGTTCAGTATATGAAGAATATTTAGACGTTAGTAAAAGACGTAAATGATACAATGCGGGATTAGTTTAATGGTCAAACGAAACCTTGCCAAGGTTTAGTCAGGAGTTCGATTCTCCTATCCCGCTCCAAAGTTTTACAACCAAAGAAAGAAAATATGACTGAAAGCAGAGCAAGATATACAAGTGAAGAAGCCGCACTTATGGTCGGTAATCGATTCGATTTAGTTCTTATCGCCTCACAACGTGTAAGAGAGTTAAAGCGAGGACATCGTTCTACACTTAATACTAAAGCAGGCCCTACTGTAACTGCATTGATGGAAATTGAGCAGGGTCTAGTAGGACGTGATTATTTAAAGCGTATTAGAAAAAATGCGTGATTTGATTCTTATCGCACTTAAAGATGAAGCACCTGAACTATCATTTAGTATGAAGGTCTTCTACACTGGTGTAGGTAAAGTCAATGCCGCAATGACCGCGGCTGAGTGTATTACAAAGTATAATCCTAAACGTGTTATTAACTTTGGCACATCAGGTGGAGTTACTGTTAAGTCAGGATTTCATCAAGTGTCAAAGTTTATTCAACGTGATATGATGTGCTGTGAGTTAGGTAGTCTACCAGGTCAAACACCATTTGAAGATACAATCATCATTGATAATGGTGAAGGATTAACTTGTAGCACCGGTGACAACTTTGTTACTGATAGTAACTTATTGATTCCTGCTGATGTAGTAGATATGGAAGCATACGCTATTGCTAAGGTATGTAAGAAACATAACATAGAGTTTCTATGTTATAAGTTTGTAAGTGATGGTGCGAATAGTGATTCATTAACTGACTGGCGTTCAACTGTCAGTCAAGGTCAAGAGTTTTACATAAATAAATTGAAAGAATTAAATATCTCCCTAGTGTAATGGCAGCATACCGGTCTCCAAAACCGTTGGTCAAGGTTCGAATCCTTGGGGGGATGCCAAATAAAGGAATAATATGCCTGCAGTATTTTTAACAAGTGACACACACTTCGGGCATACCGGGGTGTGTAGATTCACACGTAACGACGGTGTTACAAAATTAAGGCCATGGACTGATCCAGATGAGATGGATGAAGAAATGGTTAAGCGTTGGAATGATAGAGTTCGTCCTAACGATAAAGTATATCACTTAGGTGATGTAGTTATCAATCGCAAAGCATTAAAAATTATGAGTCGCTTAAACGGTGACAAAGTATTGATTCGTGGTAACCACGATATCTTCCGTGATGATGAATATAGATTATACTTCCGAGAATTACGTGCCTACCACGTAATGAATGGAATGATATTAAGTCACATACCATTACATCCTGAGTCCTTAGGACGTTTTGGTACTAACATTCACGGACACTTACACGCTAATCGTGTAATGATGGAACCTGTAGGCAAGTATGGCATTCCTGTAATTGATACTAGATATCATTGCGTATGTGTTGAGCATACAGATTACACACCTATCTTATTCGAGGATGTTATAAAACGAATTGAAGCAGAAGGTGGTAGTGTTGGATTTAAAAACGGGAACGGACCCACAATGTAAAATAGGACCTTCGGGTCCTATTTTTTTGGCTTAATCTGCCTACGATTAAATACTGTATAAAATGAGGACAAGGGTATGACCTTAGTTTTTAAAAAATGATATATTATAAAAAATTAGAGCTGGATCACACACTAATAGCAAAGAAAAGCCTAGCATATATATTAGCTGACAAACACAAACATAAAATTAAAGCATTTTGGACAAATATTAATTTTAATGAGTTTATCAATCATGTTCCGGAGCTATTAACATGTTTTAAAGAAATAAATCTTACACCTTGGCGAGTCGCTATCACTTCGGCATCAACAAATATAAGTATTCATAGAGACACTTCAGGTGCACCTCTAAGAATAAACATACCGGTGTTTAACTGTCAGGGATCTCAAACAAAATTCTGGAGTACTTCAGTAGAGCCTAAGATTATGCTTTTAAAAAATGGTGTATCTTACCACCATCTAGACGAAACCGACTGTGAGTTAATGGCAACTTTGGAATTAGATTCTCCGACAATACTGCGAGTCAAAGAACCTCACTCGGTATATATAGGGGAAAAGGTACCAAGATTGGCCCTTACATTGGAAGTTAAGGAAGATATTGAATATCTGTTGAATGATTAATCTAACTGACTATAGTTTTGTGTAAACAAAATATAATCTATCGTTTGCGTCCCTTTTAAACGTATCAAGTTTAAGATTATATTTTTCAGCAAACTCATTCACAACTTCAAAAGTCCAAGGAAATATATCAACATAAGGACCTGTCTTATGTGTTATACCTGGATTGGCTCTCAAATAGAACTTCCCATCCTTCTTTAATAGATTGACACAATGAGCGAAACGTGCTTCTATTTCATCTTTACTATTAAAGTTAATACTACCTAGTGCCATAATTACATCATGTGATTCTGGCTTTACCTTGTATTCTAGTATATCAACTTCATAGTCAGATTGATTGTTGTATGGATCAATACCAATTAAATTCTGTATACGGCCCTTAAATGGGTGATATCCACACCCAACATCTAATACTTTCTCTGGATTTAGTTTATTAATTTCATCTGCAAGTTCCCATCCAGTGTGTTCATAATCACCTGTTCTGGGTTTCCATATCTCACTAAAAAATCTTAGGATATATCGTTCTGACAGGTCATCTGTAATCTGTTTTAATGTCCCTATATAGTCGCAGGGTAGTTGTAGTTCAGATTCTACTGCATCCTTAAATTTGCTATATCGTGCGGGTGTCCAAGGTAAGTCTTGAACAACAGTCTGCCCAGTAATAGAAATTTTGGAATACTTGGGTAAATTAAACGCAAGTTGCAAATTTTTCTGTAAAAGATTAAAAATTTTAGTATTCATATGATTTTTTGTAAGATGGACTAAATAATAGTCACATCATATTTATTCTTGGAGGATTGATGAAGAAACTTTTAACATTATTAGCATTTATACCATTAATTGCGTTTGCATGGCAGCCAACTAAACCAATTACAGTTATATTCCCAAACGGCCCGGGCGCAGGGAATGAGATATCATTTTTCTTTGCGGCAGATATAGTAAACAAAAACACGGGTGTGACTTTTGTAAGAGAACATCGTGCAGGGGCAGACGGTAACATAGCAATGAATCACTTCAATACTGTTCCTGCAGATGGCCATACTGTAGCAGTCCCGGCGTGTAATAGTCAATGGATTACTGCTGAAGTTTGGTATTCCCAAATGTTAAAATATAACATATATGACTTTGAACCAGTTGCAAACATAGCACGTAGTCCGTTAGCATTTTGGGCCAACCCTAAGAGTAAAGTCAATACACCTGAAGATTTAATTAGAGAGATACGTGAAAAGAAACGCCCACTCAACTTTGCTATTGGCGGAGGTGGACATAAATTAGCAGTTGAATATCTAACTACTAAATTAAATGTACAAGGTGGTGATAGAGTAGAGACAGTTATGTATAAAGGTCCTGCACAAGCCTTGTTAGATGTTATGGGAGGTCACGCTGAGTTTGCAGTTACTCCAGTTGGTGTTGGTCATCCTCACGTTAAAACGGGTAAATTAAAGCTTATCGGACTAGCAAGTGAAGTACCACTAAAAGGTCTAGAGTCTGCTCCTCTTATGAGCAAGTATGCACCTGGTCTTAATCTGTATGGTTGCTGGAACTTAGTGTTACCAAAAGGAACAAGCCCTGAAATACAGAAATGGTACCATGATAACTTTGTACCTGCAATTCGTAGCAAAGAAGCAAAAGAAAAATTTGATGAGAACTTAATGTTCATAACTACTAAAGAACATTCTCCAGAAGGTGTCCATGCTAGTATGGCACTGTTAAGTAGAGAATGGATTAATATCGCAAAGAAAATTAAACCCGAATGAAATATATATTTGTCGCAGGAGCTCCTGGCAGTAAGTGGAGTAGCGTAGTAAAGAACATTTACTACAGCCCAAGCATCGACCAAAGTGACTATAGTGATGATAGAACATATTACCATGATGCTAGTGGCAAGTTGGATTTGATGCACTTGGGTGCTTATTATGATCCTGGCATGGAGTTTGGTAAGTTGTTTCATAGACTATCTATGTATGACAAAGAAACATTAGAACGTGACTTTGATGAAGCATTTACTGGTGAAGGTGTTCGCATAATTAAGTCACATGTGTTTAGTAATCATATTGATTATATCAAAGAAACTTGGCCTGATTGTCCTATCATGTTAGTACATCGTCCAGATGATGCTTGTTTGGGATGGTGGGTTAAATGCGGTCACTTTGATATTACATACCCTGACTATAGTGAGTATTATCAGAACTTGAAAGTTATGGCTGACAAGATTAAAGAACAAAACAAAGGTATAATCAAAGCAACGTATAAGTATCCAAGCAGAGTCCCATTAACTAATCACATGCTCTGCAAGATGCTAAATATAGAACTGCCACCGAATGAGTATTATCAAGATTACGGGGCATCAGACGTAAGGGTAACAGTAATATGATAAGCAGTTGGGAACAAAGTAAAAAGAAAAGTAAGTATCATTTTGATAACTTTAAAAACGACACGCAAGTCGATAAAGTAATTAGACTTGGTAAAATCATTGCAGACTACAGTGAAGATGTTAAACATGCAGTAGCAACAGCTAAGCCTGCAACATGGCGTACCAGAGGTGCTGTAGCTAAGTCTAGACCCGAAGCAGAATTAGCAAGCGAAGATTATGATTTGGAACGTTTTGGTTATGGTAAAGACTATCAAATCACTCATTTGAATTGGGAGATAACTCCTAACTTGAAAAAGATTACTGAGTTGTTTGCATTGGCTGACTGTATGGAACGCATACACGTACAGATGCCCGGTGAAGTGTGGAACCTACATTTAGATAAATTAGAGAAGTGGGCACCCGAGGCGCCCTGGACAGTCATGCGTGTTCAAGTTGCATTGACTGACTGGGAGCCAGGTCACTTTTGGAGTTATGGTAACTACAATCATCAACAGTGGCATGCCGGAGATGTAACAACATTTGATTGGCAGAACTTACCGCATAGTACTGCCAATGCAGGACATAATCCTAGAGTTACATTTCAATTGACTGGTATTATCACAGAAAAAACAGATGATTTCTTAAATCGTTTAAAAAGATTTGGTGACCATCAGCTAACATTAAAAGATAATAGTTGGTTCTAAATCATTTACAACCGATTATCATAAATCGTTTGTATCCATCTTTCTGAAATTGAATATGCTTCTCACCAGAGTATATTAATTTTGTAAAGTTAAATTTATTAATTAGTTCGTCCAGATTTTCTGTGGTTTGTTTTATATACCAGGGGAAGTCTGGATCTGTCATGTTAGTAGTTTGAATACATACTAAACTATTATCAGGAACTGTATCATACCATTTGTTATTGTCCATTTGGTCTATACTACAGTTTATAAAAATACTATTATCACACTTACTGAAATCATAATCATTCACATCCTGCAAGTGATTATGAACATTTGGTTTCTCATATTGCCACATATCACATACACGATTGGCTGTAGTAATTGCTTCTGGATTTATATCATATCCATGTACAGCATTATAAAATTCAGGCTTACGTGTAAGTAACATAAATGCCATTAAATTATCCCAACACCCTAATACATGTAATGTAGGATCTTTAATAAATTCGCTATACATTATGATTTCTAATTCTTCACATAACCATAATTTACTTTTTATTAAACCGTGATAAAAAGATTCATGCGGGTCAAACTTACTCATATTAAAATTGGTCGCTATAATCTATAGATGTTTGCAACATATCTTTAATCATTGTGTTCCATTTAATAGCACTATATGCAGAATGTAAAGATTTGATTAAATCTCTTTTGTATTGTGACATATAAAAACCAGATGTTTTATGATGTTCCCATCCATAACTTCTTAATCTAGGTTCAATAGATGGTTCCATTTTTTGATACATCATACCTTTAATAATATCAACTGGTGTCCCATCAATATGATTTTCTATATGTAATTGTATTAGTTTGAGTGTTGAATCCAAACTAAATCCTATCATATTACCTATACCAGTAATACCTTTATCAGTCATAAAACGGTCATAGTTAGAAAATTCTAATCTAGTAGGAGATAATATTTTATTTGTTTTCATGTGTACCCAAGGCCAATCACCACCAATTATTGGGAAAGAATGACACTGTTCTATTAACCAAAAATGTGTAGCTACATGGGGTTCTGTGATATAATAAGGCTTAAGATATTTGAAATGTTCACCATTTTCAAAAAATTTATCAGCATTTAAATCAATTATTTTACGAGTTATATTATGAGTCCTACAGAATTTTTCAGAATAGTATAAATCATGTGTATTAATTGGTAACCCATTTATTCTAATTACCATTGTAATTGCTATGACCGGTATATTCCTTTTTAAACAATGTAATAGTGTTAATTCACTATCTAACCCACCACTGTATAAAACCTCAACTACCTGGTTTTGTCGTATGGATAAATGGTCATCAAATATATCTGACATACTACGATTACAATCAGATGGAACATCTAATAATTCAGTGGTAAACTTATGATTATCTGTACCTAATTCTAATGTACATTTTCTAAATCCCCCCAAACCATCATTCCATTCAATAATATTTTCCATGTCAATATTTAGCGTAAATAATAGCATATTAATAAATTTGTGCTAAATACGAATAACACTACTCCAAGGATTAAAATGCTCCACTTCATCACAGACCTAACACACAAACTATTAACCTTCATTAAAGACGACCCAGTTAGACCAGAAATACCTACTGATTTTAGAGTAAGTAATGGTAGAATGGTTGCGGCATTATCCGATAATGACGATGATCCAGAAGCAATGGTATGTGTTAGTTTCCATGATTTTGTCCCAGCCGGTGTAGATGATTTATCTAATGTATCTGAGGTTCCAACTACCGCAGTATTTTATACTATTTGGAGTTATAAAGCCGGTAAAGGCCGTGATTTATTAATACAAGCGGTAAAAGGTATTCAGGAGCAATATCCTAGTGTAAATAGATTTGTAACATTAAGTCCTAAAACAGAAATGGCTAGAAGGTTTCATTTAAAAAATGGTGCTATTATATTCCGTGAGAATATAGAAACCATTAACTATGAATATACTAAAACAGGTGAATAATATGTCAAAAGAAGTTAAAATGGTTAATACTGCTGAAGAAGTAGAACAAATAGAAAAAAGCGCATTAATAGCGTGTGATTTTATATATGATAATTTATTACCATTATTAGAAGAATTTGAAAATGATAATGACGATCCAGATTATATTCCTGGTATTGCCACTCATGGATTATTTGTAGCATTAATACAAGAATTAGCCGATTTAGGATATACTCAAAAAGACTTAAATAAAGAAATCAAAACTTATATGAATACCTCTCTAGGTGAAGTAGTACACTAATACTTAAGTACTACATTTTTTACAAACAAAAGTACTCATTTAGCCCCCTCAGGGGCTTCAAAATCGCTAGAATATTCAGGAACTCATAACTGATACACTTCTAGCGATTTTTGCCAATATTTGACAATAAATGGGTTTTAGCGTATAATTCATCTATGAACTCAAAAATCGTCCGCAAACGTAGAACTGATAGAAATCAAGTGATTTACTTTATCCAAGATACAGTAACACTTGAGTACTATATCGGTTTGACAGCACTTTCATACAAAGGTAATGTGTTTTTAACACTACGCCGTCGTATGCAAAAACACATGCAACGTGCCATGACAGAAAACAAAAATTGGGGTTTGAGTCGTGCCTTGCGTGAGCGAGGTGCTGAACGTTTTGTATTTGGCAAGTTGGAAGTGATTCGTGGTAAGCGTCCTGCTCATGCACATGAGACAGAATTGATTAACACATTAAAACCAGCATTAAACACATTTGGAGTAAAGTAATGAACGAAAGAATTAAAGAACTTATTGAGCAGGCCGAGGATTATGCGGCAGAGCAACATGATTTTCATACGCATTTTGAACGCACCTTGCGTTATGAAGCCTTCAAGGAGAAGTTTGCTGAATTGATTGTGAAGGAATGCGTAACAATTATGACTGATGCCAGTGATTCCAAATTACGTCTTAGTGATGCTATTTGGA